GTTATAAATCGCTGACCAAACCACATGAAAGTCGAATGATTTAATTATGGCCGCCTGGCGGTTACACGGCGTTAAGGGATCGAGAGTATGAGTCTCGATCCCCAATGCATCCGCACCGTGGCCGACAGCTCTGGCGATATCGTATGTTTCATAAGGCCGCGCCCAGATGCAAACTCGCATATTAACCACCTTCCTCGATGTCGAACTGTATGTCGATAATAAATTGGGGAAGGCAACTGGCCGGAGCAACGGCAGAAGTCGCCAAGGTAGTCGCACCTGCTGTAGCACTAACGCATAAAATCAACTCACTGCCAGCGTCCACCGGAAAAGTAAACCGTCCTTGATCAATTATCTCTGTAGTGGCAGAAGATGGAATTGAGCAATCAATCGCAATCGGCGTGACCGCTCCAATCAGCGATTGACCTAACAATTTAACACAAAGTGCGGCAGTAGTGCCACCAACTACTACTGAAATCTTATCACCCGGTATGCCGGTTGAACTCAAAATCATCATTGTTGCCGTATCCGCCCCAATTGTAACTGCAATTGCTGAAGTTTCCCAATACCCAGTTAGCGAATCCGTACCAGTCGGTTGAGCGATTTTCCAGGAATAGGCGATAAAAGGATCATTTCTGTTTGTGGAAGAAATCGCACTAACGCGAGCAACGCCGTTATTGGCATACCCCAGATCAATATCAGTAGCCAGAACGGGAACCGGAGTTGATACGAGCAACACCAGCATGATAAACAGCATGATCGGAACAAGCGGGACAAATCTTCGGGCTAACCTGCGTAATCTTTTTCTCATTTTTACCTCTTTTCACTTTTAAGTTAACAAACTAATCAATAAATGAATCAATTTTGAATTGATTAGTTCTAGGCTTAAATACTGTCGTGTTTAAGCCGACGTGTCTTCAAATCCTTCGAGATACTCCACGTAACAACTGGTTACCGCATCGGCGGAAGCGAACACAAACTTTTTGTTCGTCCGGTCAACCTTACATTGTCCAGTTAAAGGCGTCCCGGTAAACACCAGGGTTAAGGAGCCAGTCTTAGTTCCAACGAGTGAAACTACTGACATAGCAGCGCCAATCGGAACACTTACTGACGCCTCATGAGCAGTAACGACCAATGTTTCCATTTTAGGCGTTAAGGCATCAATTAAATTTTGATCTTTTATTGCCGTGTAATCCATGAGTTTTTTACCTCGTTTTTGCTTTTCTGTAACATTTTTTTAATACTACGTAATCAAAATTGTAAATACAAATTAAAACTGCGAGTGCATGTATGCCTCATAAATCGAAGCCGGGACTTTAACCTCTTCGCCGCGCTGAATACGAAAAATGACGCCGTTGACTCCGATGTCCAAAGTTTTGGGCTTGTTTTTGTTATTACCGGTTAACACTGGGACTTTGATCGGGATCCGTTTTTCCTTTTTAAGAAATTTCATAACATCATTCTGAAACTGATTGAAAGGAATTTCTTTTCGTTTTCCCGGTGGCACTACTGAAAGCTCTTGATTGATATCTTTAGGCTTTGTTTTCGCTCTGAGTTCAATAGGTTTCTCTGCCGATTGATCATCTGTCGATTGATCCTTGATTTGCGTCTCTGCCGGTTGATTATCTGTCGATTGATCATCTGTCGATTGATCCTTGATTTGCGTCTCTGCCGGTTGATTATCTGTCGATTGATCATTAACACCAGCGTTATCGCTATCTGGATTCTCTTCAACAAAAGATTTTGCAGAAGTCATTTTAGTTTCTTTTCTTACTACCATTGTTCTCCTCAATTCTTAGGGGCTAAGACTCTAAGCCCCGCCCCTATATTGATTTTGATTTGTGATTACCCGCTTACAGCGTGTTCATAGCGCATCAAAGCGACTTGCTTCAGGATTCCTGCACCAAACGCTTCGACCTTCCAACCAAAGGTTGACCGTTGATCCAGTGGATCATCAGTTCCACCCGTTCCCGGCGCTTTCGGAATAAAATTAATTGTCTTACGACCTTTGAGAGTAGTTTGACCGTATGCCTCTTTACCGAAGATAAGATCACCGTAAACATCAATTCCACCAGAACCCGCCGCAGAAAAGACCAGATCATTGGTAGTCATCAAGAAACGAATTGACGTACCATTTAGTTTCCTAAGAGCACCGACCTCATAGATCGATCCGTCTGTACTTTGGACAGCCAAAGCAGGATTAGCGTAGGAATCAACAGTTACCCAATCATCCAGATCGCTCAGATCATCCAGCGTCATAGGGCCGATAATTCCGAAATATGCGGGACCGAGAGACGCCGAACCTTGACCAACACCCGTAGCCATCATTGGCGCTAACGGTTTAACGTTTTGCAGTTGCATAGTACGGATGATGCGTTTGTAATCCGCCTTTGATACCTTATTAGAAGAAGCAATATTACCGCGAGAAGAAATAAATGGAGCACCCGCGTAATACATGTTAGTTCCGGCTTTAATTGCCTCGCGCACTAAAATATCCAGCGTTTCGGCGGCTTGGTAAGAAAGTATCTCTACGTTTTCTTTTGATTCAGGGCTTTTCAATAACTGCCCGTTTTCATCCCAGATACCGACCTGATCGGATACAGAAAGAAAATCACCGTATTCATCAGTTGAAATTTCCACTTCTTGAACGACCTGAGTCGATCCGGTAGGCGTTACACCTTCGACCAGCGGAGTTATAGCCGGATCAAGAGCGTCGTAATACCGTATTATAACTTTTTGGCCTTTATTGGCTGGCATTTTCTTTTCTTGCGCAAACTGCCGAAAAACTAAATTGGCTTGCCCTGCCAAAGAAAGCCATCTTGCATAAAACCGTTGATTTGTTACTCCTACATCTGCTTTTTTAATCATTGAAAAACACCTCGTGATTATTTAACTAATCCCGATATTACAAAATCTTTTAAGAAATATTCTCGAACTCTTTTGAGATTTCTTCATCAGTCATACTATCAGGATCAGCGTTTTTACTGGTTTGCAAATCAGTATCCTTGTTGGTTGCGCCGCTTCCGAACTTGCCGGATGGCGGTAGAAAATCCTTACCTTCGTCAGAAATGGCATATTCTTTTTTAATCCAATCTTTATAAAGAACCTTTTCGCTTTCTGAATTGGCAATATACGGGACTTCATCATCTTCATCCCATTCGATATCAGGTGTATGGAGAGCCAGAACCGCTTTAGCCCGACGCCCAAATCCACCTTCATCAAGGAATTTCAACAACCCGGATGACCGCTTTTGCGCTACTGTTTCTGCTTCGCGCTGCTTCTCTTTTTGCTGATACGTCTTAACCTGTTCGGTCAAAGCCTTATTTTGTTTTTCAAAACCGCTGAACCGCTCTTCCAACTCAGGCGACAATCCAGGCTGGATTTGTTCGCTTTTGGTTTTGTCATCTATCTTCGTTACCGTGCTGGATTTCTTGATGCCTTCCTGCATTTCGGCAAGCGACTTCATTAATGGCGACTCTTCTCCAGCAAGACTTTTGAACATCTCATCTTGCTTTTTCATTACCCTATCGGTAATGTTTTTGGCCGCGCCATTGATTGCGCTATTAAGTTGTTCAGCTGTTACATAATTCTTTTCGGTTTTGTTTTTATCACCAGAACCGCCGCCAGCGCCATCGCCCTCATCTGGAGAGAGGAGCAATCCATTATTAAAATACTTCTTCATTATCGTGTACGTCCTTTCAAATTTTTCAGATTGCGTAAGATGAAAACGCAAGGCGGGCAACCCGATAGTTTTTATCCTACGCAATCCGCATTTATTACTTAATTAAATTTCTTGATAAATTTCTTAATTGGAAACACTTTCTTTACTCAACCTGCCTTCATATTCATCCGATTTATCAAGGTCTAGTTCTGCTTCGTCGATCTCTTCCAAGACCTTTGTCAAAATCTCTTTGTTATCATCGCCCGGTAAAAACTCTTTGGCGATTTGGGCGTGAAACTGCTTCATTAATTCTTCTGAAGGAACGCTGATACCGTTCATCGTATTGGTTAAATCAACCATGGTGGTCAGGTTATCGCTCATAAGGACGCGGCTTTGCTTCAGTTCTTCAATAATCACGCTCATGGTCTCTTCATCGGGTGAATCAAGCAGCGCTCTAGCCAGGCGTTTAGTCGCCTCCAGAGTTAGTGTCGTCGAATGCTGGATAAACGGCTTGGCTTTCTCCAGCGTCTCCAGGAAATCGCCAATCCAAAGCAAGTCGAATGATTTCTTGCGTGTGATCTGACCTTGAAAGACTTTCTCTTCCAAGCCGGGATTATCTGACGTTTCCAAGTATCTCGAAACGATTTCAAAGATATCATGTTCAACCTGAATCAGCACATCGCTTAAATGGCTAAGAATGGTTCCTTCAGCCATCTCGAAGGATAGTTTCTTGTGAACCCCGGATTGTTCCTTGAGCCGGTCATTGCTAATCTGTGCTACCGCTTCCTGCCCAGTCTGCACCCAGGCGTTATTACGAGCCGCCTGGATGATCTTCATGGTTTGATCAAAGACATTACTGTCAGGTGAAATATACTTAGCGTCTTCATTTTCATCTGGTGAAAGTTGAATCGCGTTTGATGATTTAATAGATACAATCGCTTCTACATTATTCGACTTAATAACCAACTTTGGATGCAAGTGTAAATGTTGATTCCATAACAAATCCGAATCAAGCCGGAAGACTTTTACGTCCTCTTTCGCAGCCGTCTTAATGAAAGAAATTCCTTGCATTGATGTCTCTTCGTCATCGCAGAAGGGAATCACTTGAACCAGCGGAACAACGCCTAACTTATGAGCGCTATAATCCCGTTCGATATCATATAATTCCGTCGTCTCTTCCTTGCCGAGTTCATTGACGCCATATTCAGCCGAATTCTTCTTAGGCGTAAGCGTGAAAACGTATACTCCATATCTGTCAAAGACGCGGTATACGATCACCCTGGTCGGCTTCTCAAAGGGTGTTAATTGTTTAGTCAACGTCTCTCGCAGTGATACCCAATCAAGAGCGCCATCATTACCGATGCTCCAATTAACCACCTGATGCGGGCGGTAATGGACGATGTAGGGCAAACCAATAGTTTTTTCTTCGGCTGCTTTTGAATCCGGCAACACCGGATTGCCGGATTCATCCTTAGGAGCAGGATTGCGGTCGATCAGCAGGAAGGCACTTTCAAAGAACAACGATTCCTTGAGTGCCCCGAAGGTGATGCTCTTTAGGTCTTTGCCCTGCTTGTTGGCTTTTTGTACAAATTGTTCGTAATCAGGTTTCTTGCCGCCGTCGTCGAAAGTCCGCTCGCAGTCGTTACGCCTGATAAATCCCATAATTCGTTCAACGATGGCCGGTGATTCAGGAACCCAGGTTGCTAACTCACAACGGACTTTGAATTCAGCATCGCTTTCAGATGTACCTTTAACCAGCAATTCAGCAAAATTGCATTCCCGCTTTTTTATTTGCGAATAAACTTGCCATACCTTTTCTTGAGATTCCCAATAAGGATGGCGCTGTTTAAGAAACTGAATTAGTTTCTTATCGTCGATATCCGCTTTAACCACGCTGGTATTTTCGTTTTCCATAGTTCCTATGCCAATAATCCTATGCTAATGATCCCGTTTTCATTCGTCCCCGACCGTGTTCGTTGATAGTGAAGATCACGCCTTTGGCAGCATCGATGGCGTGATCGAAGAACTTAAGCGGCTCTTCTTTCGCATTGCGATCTGAAGTAGGCGAAGCCCATCGATAAGAAGGAATCTCTTCTATCAACCTTGGGCAACCGCGCCATTCGCTTGAATCGGTTTTCCTGAATACATGTATCCGGGTTCGACCGTTCTCGATTCGCATCATGGAAGCTATGGCTTCGATAGAGCGTAATACATTTTTTTTCTGCGGCGTTACATGCACTCCCAGCGCTACCAATTCGGCGCGGTCTTGGGCTGCATGATCGCCAATGATCTGCTTTACCTTGAACTGGCTTTGCCATTTGCGAATCACTTTGGCATGATCCCGGAGAAGCATCTGCGGCTCGTAATGCTCTGCTATCATCCAAAACCCGCCGTCTGGATCGCGGGCCATCAACAACGCGCAAAATGGATTGGTGTAACCGAAATCGATCCCGATGAAATGTTCCCATTCCCTCGGCAGATCGCGGGGATTGACGATGTGCTCCTCTGCATTCCATTCCTGAAACACCGCACCCAGGAAGGCCGCGAATCGTCCCTCGATGCGTGTTATCCTGGTTGCTTCCGGCCATTCGGCTATCAACTCGTCGATAACCGCGTCGGATACAAAGCCGCCCCTGGATCGCCGGTTGTCGTTCAACGACGCAAAGCCTACCCAATAAGAAGGCGGCGGCGTGTTGGATATGCGCTCTAGTTCGGGTTGATGCTTCAGCGGCGTACACGACAACCGGATAAATCCATCGTTGTCGGCTACCCGCATTTGGCATTCCTGCCAGATATCCCACGGCGGCTGTTCGTCTAATGCAATGAAATCGACCGAAGCCGACTGGAATGTATCTCTGCCCTGGTCGTAAGATTTGAAATAAAGCGTTTTGCCGTTTTTTAGCGGTACGATATGGGGGATATTGGCCCGTTTTGATACCCATACTACGCCCGACCAGTCGATCAACTTTTTGGGAATGTACTTCTGCAATTTCTCCTGCCAGAGCACCGTTCCGGCCATGTGGAAGGTGACACCGGCCACCCAAATCGTTTTGATCTCCCGGCCAATCCGGTTCGGCGTGAAGTACGGATGCATATCCCGCGCAATCATGGCCACTTGCGCCATATTGGCTTCGGTCTTGCCGCTCCGGTTGCCGCCGAAAATGATGGCGTAACGTTTCATCGTCCGATGAAAATCGCCTAATAAGCGCGAACCGGGCAAGGGATTGTATTTCTTGAGTGGATCGGTAAGACGGAACTTCTTCTCCACAATGGCTGATGCGATCCGGCGTTTCATCTCCACCGGCATACTTGAAAGATCGTATTGAGAAGTTATTTTCACTCTTCAAATTCAACCCCGTTATTAACCAAGAATTCATCAAGTTCTTTTTCTGACATATCAGCCGGGTCTTTGTCCTCGCCGTCCGAGATGGTCGCATCAATAGCAACCCTGCGCCCAAATCTGCCGGGGTGACGCCGTTCCAGCCTCCAAGCGGAAGCCGTCCAGTCAAATTCTTCTGAAGTGGTAATAGTTTTTTCTTCAATCAATTCAACCTTTTCCTCAACAACTATCGTGCCATCCGGTTTTGTATACTTATTAACGAATTTGACTGGCTTTTGAATTATTTTTACTGTTTTAGTCGGATGTCCCTTTGCCGCTTTTTCGATTACTGCCAGGTCGTCGCGTTCAGCGATGCCCGATGCTTTTTTTACTGCGTCGGAAAAATTCTTTTTAGAACCGGTCGTCGCTCGCGCTCCATCTTTGAGCCATCGATATAGCGTGTCTTTGTTAATACCAACAACAGCACACGCCGTTTCAGCGTAGTTTCCCGCTTCGATTAATGCAACAATTTCATCGCCCAACGCTTTAGAAAACTTGGTCGGACGCCCCCGCTTGTTAGCGGCTTTTGTTTTTTTCATGATGTAACTTCAATGAAAACCTTAATAAAACTTTTATGTACTAGTTTCAAAAAGATTATAGCAGCAAAAAGTCTCTAAGCGCCACTTTTCCGCTTAGAGACTTTTGGTATAAATTTTAATAAGGGGTTTAAGTGACTTTTTGACGAAGGTTTTAACAAAGGATTTTAATGATTAATCAAATTCTATTTTGCTTTTTTAACCGATAAATCGAAGATTTGTTTATATTCAACCTCTCCGCAATTTGATCTATCGGCATGTCTCTAGCCATCAATCTAGCAATTTCATCAATCAATTCTTGATTAATTTTATGAAATGGGCGTTCCCGGTGTTGTTCTGATTCAAAAATTTGAAAATCTTGAACCTCCTGCGAAAGCAACTCAGATTCCTCTCGCTCGCTCTCCAAAATTTCATCAAACTGCTCAGCACCATAGAAAAATAATTCTTGAGCAGTGAGACTTAGCAAAGAAATTTTATCAATATCCGACTGCGTCGGTAATTGATTGCGACGCAGTCGGAACAACAATCCTTTAATAAAATACTTAGATGGATTCTTAGAAATCAATTCAAGCGCTTTGACAAAACCAGATATTGACATTTGGATCTGAATCTCTTCGATAGATAAGTTTTGATTTTGATTTGAATTATTCATTTTCACCCCTCATTAATTATTTTTCTAATTACCAATCCCAAAGCCAACCCACAGAGAAAGACAGCGATAACCGCAAACACGGTCGTCCAGATCAAAGGCCAAGGATCAATCAATCCAGTTTCGATAAACATAGTTTTTCACCCTTGGGTTGGTAAATTCTCACAAAACGAAATCTGAATCGCTTTCTCTCGCGAGACTCCCGAATCAATCAACTGCGCGACGCGCTGCGCACAACGTGAACATTTTTGCACCTCCCATTTATTAACCTCTGACCGCGCCCATTCGATCCACGTCGCTACGCGAGTAGATTCGTACTGTCTCCAATCTGCGAGCGCCTGGACGAAAGATTCAATCTTCTCTTTCGTGAACGGCGGTTGAGTTGTCGCCATCGCGAGAGATTGGATCTGATTTACGTAGGCTTCGTCCGGGTCCAGGCCATACCAAATTTTATTCAATTTGGTGAGTGTTTTCGATAGCAATTTTTTGACGATTTCACAGGCTCGAACCGGCGGAGAATCCAGCGGCGGTTCGATAACCGAGAGAGGTAGAGATTCAGTCACCGGGTTGTCTACCGGAACCAATGATTCGGTCTCGATTGACACATTAATTTTTTGGAGCAAATCGCTTTCTAACATTTCGAGTGCCTTTGTTTGTTTAACATAATTTCGTTACGCTTTGTAACGACGTCTTTACGTGCCCGCTTTTGTGGGCTTACTTTACAACTTGATATATATAGGCTTATAGCATTGTAAAAAATTGAATGGACACGCCAAAGGACACGCCTAAGTACTTGATTGCTTTATATATATAGTAGTTATGTCCACTTAGTCCTATATATATAGTAAAAGGATCGTGTAGGGTGACAAGAAACCCTCCGTAGTCGCTCTTCGCGTTTTCCCCCTATCCTATATAGATACCCTTTGAAATAAGTGGACACACGGACAAAAGCAACATAACCAAAGTTAAAACAAATACTTAGGGGTGGGTTCAGTAGTGGGCGCAAGTGGACACACTTTTTTACACTTATGTTCATTGAAAATACATAAGTTATTGAAAAAATATAACTTATAAATATCAGTGAAAACATGTTCATTAAACCACTATGTTTCGATAAATTAATACAATTCATTCGATTGTTTCCTCTCTCGGCATAACTTTCTTAAAGATGCGATTGAATTTCAGAGAGTTATTTAGCCAATTTTCAATAATCATTGCTGTCACCACTATCAAATTTACCTAAAATTGTTTCGATAGATTTGCGTTTGAAAGATATTAATCTGGCTGATCCTCTATTAAATCTTATCCGTTTAGTGAACCTTTTTTCAGTATTTTCAATATCAATAATACCTCTATCTCTCCATATTCTGCAGGTAGAATCCCAATCAAAATCTCTAGATTCAAGGATTTCCTGAAGCACATTTGGATAGAAATTTAGCGTCTTCCAGTCGCCTTCTTTCCACTCTCCAGACCACCCGCCGGAAGGAACTTTTGTATTAAAATTCGTTGAATATTTATCGTGCCTACCGAAGAAAGTATGATCGTTAGATTGAGCATACGAAACGATAAATGCTAACGCCTCATCCGCCTGATCTTTCTGTGATTCTTCCGTGAGAATATCCCATAAAGTCGCCACTGTATCTTTGTATGACCAGGGCAATTTAAGGGCGGCGTGAGCCAATCCAGCGGCTAAATCCAGTACTGCAAAATAGTCAGTTAATCGAATTGCTAATGGATTATTTGTTGCACGTTCCGCATAACTTTTTTTAGAATCATGATAACCAGTCTTAAAATCGCTCCACATATTGCGATTTTCGATCAGCCATTTAATGAATTCTCTTCCGGCAACGCCGTAATTTTCGTACATTGCAGCGTTTAATTTATTAACGATTAATCCAGTTTCTTGTGATATATCTTCAAACGGTCCCTTCGGCGACCATATCGAGAGAACACGCGCTCGCGTACCACCGTCTTGAGAAAACGATGTAATCGGCTGTTCTCCCGTACTTAATAGGATAGTATTCCAATGACCGTTATTACTTATTCCCACTTTCGATCCTCGCCCTTTACCCTGTCCAGAGGCGAACATGTATAGTACGCCTGATAAACTTTTAGGGAATTTTACTTGTTTGGTATCGTCCATGATAACGGGGAGATTACAAAGTGTGGTTGACAAACGCTCTAAGTAAGTTGCCGTATTATTCCATCCATGAATCAGTGTTCCGGCTGCCCGTTCGTCAGGGTTTCCCCATACACTAGCGGCGACGCGCAAGGCCACTGTTTTACCTCTTGAGGTAACGCCGGAAGAGTCCATAATGAAATTAGGCGCATTTATGATTGATAGTAGCGGCGCGGCGAAAGATGCATATAATTGAATCAAAACTCTAGGATATTTAGCGATAGGTTCTACCGCTTCAATCCATGATTCGAGACTCCCTTTTGTTGTAAAACCCGACGCTATTTTATCGTCGCCTGTATCACAGCCTTTAAATTTAATATCTTCC